ATCAATGTTTCTCAGTTTGTTACCTCTACCGTCAAGTTTGTCAAGCTTAAGGCTACTACGGTCGACTTAAATATATCAACTCGGAACAACCAAATTTTGGCTCTAGATGCAAATCTTAAGGATGGTCCTTCCGGCCTGATTGATAACAACTATATCCTTGTAGAAGAATATCTAAAATAACAAGTTCTCATGACCAATTACCAAAATAGTGTAGTAGATAACTATCCACTGTACCAAGCATTTATTGATCTATACTATGCTTTTGTGCTGCAGCGCCAGCAAGCCGGTGGTGAAGTAGTTTATCATTCCGCTAAGTTGGATGTTGATCGGACACTTGATGTAGAAGTAGACAAGTTCTATTCTATCTATGCTAAGGATCTACCTCAAAGCATAGCTTATGACAAGAGAAATCTTGTAAAGATTCTGAATCAGATCTATGAAGCCAAGGGTACAGAGAACTCACTTAAGCTATTGTTCAGACTGATTTACAACGAAGATGTACAGGTTTCATATCCGAATGAGAATGTTCTGATACCTTCTTCTGGTCGGTGGAAGAAAGAAAAATACTTCACATGCCATGTACAGCTGGGTGTATCACCACCTGAGAATTCTAGACTTGTTTTCTCCAATGAAAAGGGTGACTTTTCTATCATTGTTACCGGCATGGAAATGCTGGACGAAAATACATGCCGTATTAGATTCTCTTCCCTTGAGCGTGTGTACATTCCTCTTGAGCAGATTGTTACTCATACAGATGGAGAGAATACCTACTTCATCGGTAAGGTAATTCCTTCTCCACAAAAACTAAGAATTCTTAGAGCAGGTAAGTACTGGAAGAAGGGTAAAGCTCTTGTCATTCCAGGTAGAATTCGCGATACAGTGGCTGTTATTTCTTCTGTCGGTCCAGGTGGTGTTATCACTGGGCTGGAAATTCTAGAGTACGGTATCGGTCATGATCTGAACCAGGTTTCTATCATCTCCCCATTCCCTCGGAAACCAACAGGTTCGATGCAGGACATTGGATTCGAGATTACGTCCATTAATCCAGCGGCAGTTGGAGCAGGCTTCCCTGACCACCCAGGTGTTACTTACCATCACCAGTTGAACATTGAAGACTATGTAGACGGAATTGGAGATGATGTTTCTGGTTTGGTTGCTGGTTATACTCACAATTCCTACTTCCTTTCGTACTATCTCCTAGAGGACTACATCGGTACGGTAGAATTTACTACATCGACTCGTACGGCACCTTCAATTGATGATGTAGGCCGTGATACGGATATCAAGACTTGGCAGGAATCTCTTGCCCTAATCATGTACGAGCATGATTCTTTAGTCGATATGAAGGGTAAATACTCTGGTGATGAAGGTCAGCTATCTAATCAGTTGATCAAGGTCCAGGATTCTTATTTCTACCAAGCATTCTCATACCTGCTAGAGAGTATTCAGGATCCAAAGGCGTATAAGAAGATGGCTGATTTGTTCCACCCAGCTGGAACAAAACGCTTCTCTGGGTACATCAAACAGATTGATGAAGCACTTCAATATGAATTCCGCAGAGCATTCTTGGTTGACACCATTGTTCTCCGTGAACATATGTCGTTTGCTGACTCTCGGCCAGCCATCTTGTTTGCCAAGAAAGTACTTGATTTTCTTGCTACACCACCTGATTCTATCCAGTACAAGGTTGATGTTAAAACTCTTCTGGACACACAGGTTATCGATCCAAATGTGTATGCAAAGTTTGTTACCAAGCCACTTTTTGAGACGATTACTTATTTGGACATCAATCCAAAGACAATTTTCAAATCTTTTGTCTTGGATGCGGTTACTGCTCCCGATGTTCGGTCAAATGCCCAAACTAAGTATTTTACCCTAGATTCAGTAACATCAACTGGTGTAGAAGATAGAACAGTCTTTAAACCACGAGCTGATACTGTTACTTATACGGACAACCAAGTACCTAAGCTTGATTGGAAGATTCTAAATGATTCTCAGATCCAGACTGACCTTCGTCCAACTCTGGTAGATATCAAGCCTCTAGCCGATACTCAGTCGGTTCTAGAGTCGCTTCGTAATTCTATCATCAAGGCCGGACCTAACTTCTCTGATGTTGCTACTGCTGTCAATACTCAAGATACTATTGACTTAAATAAACCTTTCACGGACACTGCCACCTCTACTCACCCACGACCATCGGTTACTGGAACTAAGGGAATTGCAGATTCTGAGACTCCAACCGACACGAGACCTAAGCTAACGCCTCTTAAAGCTCTGCTAGAATCTCAGATTACACTTGATCAATACGCTAAGACCATAGGTAAATCAAGTTTTGTAGAAACCGTAAGTATAACATCCATAGACGGAAATGCCGCTATGGTAGACGGAAGATGGGATATAGACTATGCCGTAAATGCAGATCAGTATTCCGAGCCATTTAAGTATCTAATTTTTAGCTAATGAAGTTAGTGCATTAAATAAAACACAAACCAACCCCAATCATGTATAAGGATTACCAAAATGATTAAAGAAACTCTTAAGCCAACCGGCGAACTTGTAATTGTCCTTCGTGACAAAGATGGAAACATCAAAGAACAACGCAAGATCCCCAACTTGGTCGTAACTTCCGGTAAGAATCTTATTGCTTCGCGCATTGCCGGCAATACTTCCTCAGTTATGTCTCACCTCGCTATCGGTCAGTCTACGACTGCTCCTGACGTGTCTCAGACCGGCCTGATCACCGAATTCACCGGTGGTTCAAATGCACGTTCGTCACTTACTGTGGCTGGCGGCTCTGTGTCTAACAACCAGATCACTTATACTGCTACTTTTGCTGCTGGCAATGGTACTGGTCCAGTGACTGAAGCTGGTATTTTCAATGCCTCTACTGCTGGTACAATGTTGGCTCGTACGACATTCCTGGTAGTTAACAAGGATGCTTTGGACACATTGACAATCTCTTGGATCGTCACAATCTCGTAGGCAAATAGTCAATAATGTCAAATTCGATTAGAACCGGCCTCCACTTTAGTGTCGCTGATACTATTCTTCGAGAGATTCAGTATCAGCGCTCTAACTATTTTTTCTTCCTAGGAAAGATTGATCCGTGGGTTCCTGACGACGTTTATGTAGATGCCGATCTAATCAATTCTGACTACGAAAACTCCAATATTAGAACTAACATTCTGTACATCAATAAGGTAGCACCTACCGATGTATCGTTGGTAACTAAGAGAACTTTGTGGACTTCTGCCAAGGTGTACGATCAGTATGATCACACCAAGGATCTGAATTCTCTTACGTTCTTTGTTGTTACAGACGAGTACAATGTATACAAATGTCTAAGCAATAACAATGGAGCTCCATCGACTGTTAAACCGGTTGGTAAACCAACAATACCATTGAAGCTATCAGATGGTTACATCTGGAAATACATGTACGCAATCCCTTCGTTCAAGAAGGCTAAGTTCATGTCATACTCTTACATCCCAGTGCAAACTGCTTTGTCAGACAGCTTCTATAACAATGGTTCTATTGATGACGTTATCGTTGAATTTGGGGGATCTGGTTATACTGATGCACCTAACGTCACCATAAGTCTTGTTGGTGCTGCTGTAGCCGGTTTTGGTGCTGTTGGGCACGTAACTGTGGATGGTTCTGGTCACGTGACTGGAGTCGTCATTGGAAATGGTGGCACTGGCTATGTTGCTGGTGTCCGTCTTACTGTTACCACTTCTTCTGGTGCCGGTGCTGAACTTACTGCTAATATCGTTGGTGGTGTGATTCAGTCTGCAAACATTGTGAAAGCTGGTGTTTCTTACCAGAACGGTGACGTAATCAACTTTGTACTTGGTGGTGCAATTCTTGTACCAGGTGTAAGTCAAATTATCCAGGACGAGCATGGAGCTTATGTCTCTGGTGGCAATATCACCAAGGTCACAATTCTTGATCCAGGTATTGGATACGCTGTTGCTCCTGCTCTTACTGTAGTTTCTGCCAATGCTTCTGGTACAGGTAGATATGGAGCTGGCTCTGCTCTGATTACGGCTATCGTCTATCAAGGTCAGATTGTTCAAGTGAATATTCTTGATTCTGGTAAGCAATATGCCA